GCTTGTTGTTGTGCAGCTTGCTCTTGCCGCGCTGCATCAACCTCAGACTGAGACTTCACAACTTTCTTTGGAACGCCAAGGCTTTCCATAATGTGGTTAACAAGGCCGTCTGCATCAATATGGTCTGCAACAGGCAATGCTTGAGCCAACGGCAACAAGATTTCCAAAGCCTTCATTGTGCTATTCAAGCTGCTAGATTTTTGTGCGCGTGCCAGTGGCGACACATACTCAATATCAACATCAAGCCCCTGCAAAATCTCTGGTGGTGGTGCAAGCATATCTGCACGCAACATCAAAGCAAATGTACGGTCAATCAATGGACGCAGCATCTCATTCATCAAACGCCCTAATACTGGCCCAATAACGCGCATACGCTCCTCTTGACGCTGCACCACCTCTGTAGCTGTCATATTAGGCGCACCGCCTGTCAGCAGTTGATCTACAAAGAAAGCAGAACGAATAGCTTGTCTGCGCTGTTCTTCCATGTTTAGGCCGATAGGAATGTTTGCGCCTGTGTTTAGTGGCGTAATTGTATCCCTTGTTCCACTTCTAAAGAAGTTGAGACCACCAGGCTGGGTACGGACAGGGAGAAGGAATCCGTCATCAGGAACTAATAAGGGAGGATCAATTAGTTTCTGTGCAGCTTGTATGATGGTCTTGGACATAAGATTAAGCATCTTAACGTCAGGCAACGCCACCATAGCTGGTGATCGACCCATCACTTCCCCAGTTGCCTTGAGGAAGCGTGGAACTACATACGGAAACTCTTGAAAGCCACTTTCCATAAGGATCATCTTTGTTTCCATGCAGATATACATAGAAGCAAATGGCATATTCTTATTGTCGCGTTTTGTAGTGTCACGTTCTGCGCGTGGCAGAACTGCGTGAAGCAGAGTTACTTCCTCATCAGGTTTCTTCTCATGCAGTCTTTGGATGTAAGTGCCTACATTTTCAATGCCAAACCTTTGCACAGCTTGACGCGCTGGCAGTTTGTACTTACGGAAAACAGTATCTACAATACCGTACTGGTTTTCAGCTACATAAAACTCTGAGATGTGCCGCGTGCTAAACCGCAGGCTTTCCTTATCCATCTCCGCAAACATACATCCAGTGCCAAACACAACCAAATCCACATACATCTCATGGATTTCAGTTTCAAAGTTTGATGTGGTAATAGCACGCATCATGCGCTGGCTACTGTCTTCTAGCCAAGCTTGCACTTCTTCATCACGCCCTAGATCATCATCCTTTAGTGTCAGATGAAACCAAGGCGTAGCACCGCTTGTAAGCATACCATGCAATGATGAAGCTAGTAGATCGACAGCTTGCAACGCAGTGCCATCAAAGATCAACTCCATACGCTTTTCGCCACGGCTACGTTTGCGAACAATATCAGCTTTGCGCGGCAGCATATAATCTGCCAACTCCTGATAATGCGTATCCCAGTTTGCTCTCGCGCCTTCTAGCTTTTCAAAACGCGATATGACAGCTTTTGCATCTTGCATGATTTACCCCAGTAAAGTTGGCTTAGTGCCTGTTCCGCTAGTCGGAGATACTTGATCACCCATCACACCGGCAACAACAGTAGAGCCTCTGCCCTTACGACCACGGCGTTCAGACGCTACGGCTTCCTCAGAAAGCGCAGCAGCGCGTTTGTAGTCCGGCTCTGCAATCGGTTCTGGGGCTGGCGGCGGCGGTGGGGTATAAACCTTTGGCTTCAAAAATGACATAGCTACGCCTTCTCTACTGCTTTTTTGATTGGTTTGGCAGTTGTAATCCCATATTCTTCCATCACGGTTCCTGCGCCACCTGGACGTTTAGTACGGCGAGTGCCGCGTCCGATGATTGTTTCATCGTCAGGAACCACCTCTGGCGTTACTTCTGCTGTAACTTCTGGCTCTGGGGCTGGCGGTGGAGTGCCGCCTAGCATAGCGCGGCGTTCCTCATCTGTAGTGTTGAAGACAACATCGAAAGTTTCTTTGCCAATTTTCTTTACTGGCTTTTCAATAACTTCTTCAACAACTTCGCCAATCGGCTTTACTACACTTTTCTTGAAACCGCGTTCAAGTTTTTTAAACATCTTCTTAGCACTGCCCATCTTTATCACCCCATCGATGAAAGCCTAGTTTTTCTGTTTCAGTACGAAACCAAAAAGCTTTGTTATACCCCTTACTTGATAACACACTTTTGACCTTACGAAAAGCCAGCACAATATTAAGCTTTCCGCCTTCAGCAATTAGGTCAACCATCCAAGGTACATCTCCACCACCATCATAAGCATTTGGTGGGAACCTTAAATCTTGCAAATAGTCTGAAACTTGTTTGTTATCGGGAAACCCCCAAGTTGCAAAAACTAACGGAACACGCCCCTCATCCCTTAAAATTATATACTGATTAAGCATCAGCGGCGTTCTAATATAATCGTTTACCTCTTTGACACTGTACCAATCATGGTAACTGCTGCGCTGCATTAGATATAAAATGTCATCTATGTCTTCTTTTGTAGGTGTCATAGCGAAAACGGATTGTACTCATTAACCGCGATTTGTTGCGGTGGGCGAACAACAGCTTGTCTATTCTCCATCCCAACAGCCAGATACCTAAACGCATCCGCAGCATGAGAAGTGTAGTCATGCCTTGGATGATCTCTGAAAGACTTTCTTTTTTCATCCCACTCTTGCCTGTATTGTCTAAGCATTTCAATGCCTTGTGTGCATTTGTCTTTATCAAAATGGCATTTAGGTATCATCATTCTAGCTGCGTTGATACCGTCAGCCACCTTCATCTTTGGTATTACTCTGAAACGGATGCCAAGACTGAACGCAGTTTCAAGTCGGCTTTTGCCACTACCCAACTCACGGACTTCAATATCGTGAGGAGCAAGGTGATCACCCCAATGATAATCTTTTTGGCGCAGGATTTCAGCATAGTGGTCAAGCCCGACACCGCTGCTTTCATAGTAGTCAATAACATTGATCGCTCCGCTTCTGAATATCTGGGCAAACCAGATGGCTGTTGAATCGTTTATACCCAAATCCCAAGCGGTATGCACAGGATAAGCCGGATCATACGGAACCCTGCCAATGCGTCCGTCATCGTCAGCATCAGATAGAAGCTTGCCGTAGTACGCGCCTATAATGGCAGCAGTGAACGAACATTCATATTCCTGTTCATACTGCTCTGGTGTCATCTGCGCTTGTGCAGCTTCTAACTCAGTATCCTTAACAAGCCCTGTCTCACTAGCCTTGGCTATCTTCCAATACCACTGGTCAGAACCATCCTCTGTTTCGTCTTTGGCTGTTTGCAGTAAATCAAAAAAATGATTATGCCCTGCCGGTGTGCCTAGAAATACAGCCGCACCCTCTCTATCGGATAGGGCTGGTCTAACAACTTCCCCCCATACCCTTGGGTTCTGCATACCAAATTCATCGAACACGCATAGATCAAGGTAGATACCACGCAAGCTATCTGGATTTTCAGCAGACAAAAGCATTAAACGTGAGCCGTTAGGGAAGTCTACCCTCAACTCTGTTTCGTTGAACGTAACCCCTGGAATAACACCGGCATAGTATTTAACGTAATCCCAAGCAATCCGCTTTGCCTGAGTAAAGGTAGGGGCTACAAACGCAACCCTTGGTCTGGGAAGTTCACAAGTAAGAGCGTGCTTAATAAGATGATTAACAGCCCATACTGTCTTGCCAAAGCGTCTGTGCATCACCAGTACGTTCCAACGCTTTACGCTCTGGTGCATCTCTGCCTGTAACGCCCTTGGCTTATAAGGTATCTTAACTTGCATCTGGCTCTGCTGTCTCCCACAGAATACGAACCGTACCGTCACTAACCTCTACACCAGCCCTACTCTTAGCCTCACCATAGCGGTCAGATATAATCTTTGATGCCTTCCACCTTACATGAGTTGCATAATCACGCAAGACATTAGGATCATAGTCCTTACGCTTGTGCAAAGCATCACTGTACAACTCATCCAATTCCTCTAACGACTTCTCAGCACTCTGCCGCTGCGCTGTACGAATAGCACTCTCAAACTCGCTATCCTCTCCCATACGCTTGTAAAGCATAGAACGATTAACTTTAGCTAATGAACAAGCCTGTACCAAGCTATGACCATCTGTCACTAACTGCTCTACTTGCTCTTGCTTTGTCTTTGTAAGCCTTGCCATAGAACCTCACTGCTGGCTGTGTGTTGGAAGGTAGCATTTAACACATGAAATGAGAGGCCGCGATCGTGCGGGGTGCCGCCCTTTTTTTATGCCCCCGCATGGCCTGACATTTTGCATTGCAGCAAGAATATATTGCCACTGCATTGCCGCGCAAGCTTTGTCTGCGTTGTGCGTGCAAGCGATGGCAATTCACTACAATTTAAAACCATATCACTACCAATTAATAGCCTGATCAATGCAACATCGCGTTGCCTTTGTGCAATGTGTGCAATGAATACTTTTAACAAATAGCATGAATAGTGTTTACAGTAAATCTGACCAATGGACGCAATAAAAGGCAAAGCCTGATCGTCTATATAATAACAGGCTATGAAAAAATATGCTGAACTGCTGTTGACATTATGTCCAATGGGCATTATTTACAGAATTAACACTGGCAAACAAAGGAAACAAACAAATGGCTTACACAAGCGCAACACACAAAATCACAATAAAAAAAGACGGCTTTGATCGCGGCATGACAGTAAATATGCACCGCAACGAAATGGATGATTTTTATAGATGGGCAAATGACAACGGCTTTTCTGTTGAAATCGAATATTTGCAGCCTGTTGATAGCGCGTTTGCAATTGATAGCGCGAAATTTCTTTTTGAAAAGGATTAAGCAAATGACAAAGACAACGATAACCGATTTGGCCTTTATGTTTACCGGCTTTCTTTTCATCATGGCCTTGCCAGCAAGCTTTGCCTTGCTTGCCAACGGTTATGATCTTTTAAGCCTTGCTGTCTTTATGACTGGCGGCTTGGCTTTCCTTGGCAGCATGGCGGCAATGCTTATCACTGCCGATAAATAATCAACACTAGCAAAAAGGAATACGAACAAATGGCTAAAACATTTACAAAAAAAGATCGTTATCAAATGGTCACTGATATGGTTATAGATCTAATGGACAAGCATGGATCGAATTGGACAAAGCCATGGCAAGCAAGCGCGGGCAATTCTCATCATAATGTGGTCAGCGGCAAGCCATACCAAGGCACCAATATCTTTATGACTGCCATTTCATCATACAAGAATGAGTTTAAAAGCAATCAATGGGCAACCTATAAGCAATGGGAAAAGCTAGGCGCAACGGTTCGCAAAGGATCAAAAGGAACCGATATTGTCTTTTTTGACAAGGTAATGATCACAGATAAAATCACTGAAGAACAAGCAATGATCCCATTGTTAAAAGGCTTTTCTATATTCAATGCTGATCAGGTTGACGGCTATGAAGCCAAGCCGGTTGAAGAACAAGCCAAGCCTGATTTCAACCATCAAGAAACAGAAAAGCTTGTCATTGATAGCGGCGCAATCATCAAGCATGGTGGCGGAAAAGCATTTTATGCACCGCAACCGGATTTCATCCAAATGCCGGAAAAGGCCGATTTCAAAGGCACCAAGGACAGCACGCCGGAACAATCATATTATGGCACGCTATTGCATGAACTTTGCCATTGGACAGGCCATAAAACGCGGCTTGATCGTAAACTGATCGGGCGTTTTGGCTCTAATGCTTATGCCTTTGAAGAACTGATTGCCGAAACAGGATCGGCTTTTCTTGCGGCTATGTTAGGGCTTGAAAAAGAGCCGACACCGGATCACGCAAAATATCTGAATAACTGGCTTGAAGTTTTGAAGTCAGATAAACGCGCTATGATGAAAGCTTTTGGACAAGCGCAGAA